TTATATGGGTAAAAAACGGATTTAATTTTGGAAGACAAGATTACAAATGGAAACATGAACCTTGCTTATACGGTTGGAAAGAGGGTGCAGGGCATTACTTCGTGGAAGAATACAATCATCCAACAGTAATAGAAGATGAAATAGACTTAGATAAAATGAAAAAAGAAGAAATGAAGAAACTATTAGAAGAACTACTATCAGATCAATCCCCTACAACAGTAATACACGAAAATAAGCCAATAAAAAACGATTTACATCCTACTATGAAACCAATAAAGATGTGTGCTGATATGATAAGAAATAGTAGTAGAAAGAACGAAATAGTATTAGACTTATTCGGTGGTTCAGGTTCAACATTAATAACGTGCGAACAACTAAAAAGAACTTGCTACATGATGGAGTATGATCCAGTATACGTAGACGTTATAATAGAACGTTGGGAAAACTTCACAGGAGAAAAGGCGGTGCTAATTAGTGATTGAATCATTCAAGGTAGATCATACCAAACTAACAGCACCTTGCATAAGATTAGCAAAAGTATTCATAAAAGATGATGTCATAATAAAAAAGTATGATTTAAGATTCGTAACACCAAACACAACATACATAGATGATAAAACAATACACTCAATGGAACACTTACTTGCAACAGCATTCAAAAAAGAATTCGGAGAAGACATGATAGACTTATCTCCAATGGGATGTAAGACAGGGTTCTACTATACAACATTTGACACTCCAGAATTAGAAAGTAGAATCATAATAGCAATAAAACATGCAAGTAAAGTAAGAATACCAAAACCAACAGAAAAGAACTGTGGTTCATACCTACTACATAACGTAGAAGGAGCAAGAAAGTTTATAAAAAGAATATCAAGGCAAATAGAAGGAGAGATATAAAATGATAGAAAAAGTAAATCCAATGCATCCAGATAAAATTGCAGATAGGATTGCAGGAGCAATAGTAGATATTGCATATGAACAAGAAGAAAACCCAAAGGTAGCAGTAGAAGTGTTGATAGGACACAAGTTATGCACAATAATAATAGAAAGTAGTATAGACTTTGAAACAGAAGAAAACCTACAAAAGATATATGCAGCTGTAGATAGAATTACAAAAACAGATCAAAAGAGTATGCAGATACATGTACTAAGTCAGAAACAAGATGAACACTTAAGCAAGAATCAAGCAAAAGAAATAAGATGTGGAGACAATGGAATATTTAAAGGCGTCCCATTGACAGATAACGAACTAACAATAAGCGAAGTAGCAAGAGCAATATACGACAAGTATCCATATGATGGCAAATACATATTAGATGATGATAAGTTCATATGTTGCCAAAGTAATGCTAAGAACGAAGAATTAGAGAAATACATAAAAGAAACATTCTTCAATGATAGAAAAGTTATAGTGAATCCATTAGGAGAATGGACAGGTGGAACAGACGTAGACACTGGAGCAACAAATAGAAAGTTAGGTTCTGATATGGCACAAAGCGTCACAGGTGGAGGATTGCACGGTAAAGACTTATCAAAAGCCGATGTATCTGTAAACATCTACGCATTCCTAAAAGCACAAGAAACAGGAGAAGTAGTAGAATTTTGTTGTGCTATAGGTGATGATACAATAGACGGAAAACCATACAGTGAAATAGTAGAAATAGCAAGAGAATACATAAATAAGATTGGTGGATTTGAGAAATTCGCAGAATGGGGATTGTACTAATCCCTTTTCAACATTAAGGAGGTGATATAGTGGCAGGTATAGAAAACCTAAAAGTACCAACATCGGAAGAAGCTCGAGAATACGGAAGACGTGGTGGAATAGCATCAGGAAAAGCTAGGAGAGAGAAAGCTACTATGTTATCAACATTGAGAAAATTATTGGATGAAGAAAGCAAAAACGGAATGACATACAGAGAAATGGCAACATTGGGATTAATAAAAGGAGCAATAAAAGGGAACGCACTAAACTACAAAACAATAATGGAGGTACTTGGTGAAACAAAAGGAGAAGACAATAGCAACGGAGTATTAGATGCATTGGTGGAGGCGTTAACAAATGCCAAAGACAATAAATGAGATGTTAAATCCTAAACAATTAGACTTCATGATGTCGGATGATAAAAGAATAAACTTACTAACAGGATCCGTAAGAAGTGGTAAGACATACATATCCCTACTAAAATGGGCTGTATTCGTAGGAACAATGCCAGAGAATAGTGAATTCATAATGGTAGGTAAAACCTTAACATCATTAAAAAGAAACTGCTTAGGGTTGCTCCAAGATCTAATAGGAATACAGAACTTCACATACTCCCTAACACAGAAACAAGCAAAGTTATTTGGTAGAATCGTGTGGCTAGAGGGAGCAAATGATGATAGAGCCGAAAGCAAGATACGAGGCATGACATTAGCAGGGGCATATGTAGATGAGTTAACACAAATACCAGAAGACTTCTACAGAATGTTATTATCAAGACTAAGTGTAAAACATGCAAAACTATATGCAACAACAAACCCAGATGCACCAAACCATTGGGTTAAAGTTGATATAATAGATAATGATCAGATAGAAAAGAAAGTATGGAACTTTACTCTAGACGATAACGTAATACTAAAAGAAGAAAACGAAGAATACTTCGACAACTTAAAAAAAGAGTATCAAAGCATGGGTGGAGTATTCTACGAACGTTTTATTCTAGGATTATGGGTATTAGCAGAAGGACTTATCTACAAACAATTTGCTAACAATACAGAATTATTCCTAAGAGATGAACCAAAAGATGAATACGGAAACAAGTTAAACTTCATAGTAATATCAATAGGCATAGACTACGGAGCAACAAAAGGTGAAACAGAATTCAAAGCCACAGGAATCACACAATACTTTAAAGAAGCGTGGACGATCGAAGAAAAGAAATTAGCAGGGTTGTATACACCAGAAGAAATATACAATGAATTTATAAAGTTCTACTACGAGTTAGTAAGGGAATATGGCAAGGTGACACACGCATACGGAGATTACGGAGCATTAGGACAAGTGCTAACATACGGATTAAACAAAAGATTGCAAGAGAATTGCATTCCATTATTTGTAGATGATTGCATAAAAGGTCAAATCATAGACAGAATATACATGGATCAGATGTTATTCGCACAGGGTAGAAGATTTATACTACGCAAGTGCAAATATTTAATAGAGGCATATCAACAAGCGGTATGGGATGATGAAAAACCAGATACTAGATTAGATGATGGAACTACTCCAATAGATGACTTGGATGCTAGTGAATATAGCATGTTCCCATTCTATGATAAATTTATGATAAATATAAATGGAGGTGGTTAGTATGAATAAAGAAGATGTAATATTTAGGTACATTAATGGTAGAATAGTACCAATCAAAGTAAATAAAGATAAAACAACAAATGAGTATATGAATGACAAGATTAGAAATAAAACAAGCAAGAAAACAAAAAACCAAGAAGAAAAAGAAAAAGATTTTAATGAAAATTTTGTAATTGGTGATGAAGAATATTCAGAAAAATACCCACACATGGGTGTTTTAGGTGGCTATCACGAGGGTATTGAAAAAAAATATTGGAATGAAAAAGAAAAAGCAGTTGATTATAAATCTGGAGAATATTTCAAACAAATAGTGGTAAACGATAAAAAAACAGGACAAAACGTTGGAAGATTATGGTATAAGGAACTATACAAACCTGAAATGTTTGAAATACCTGATAGAATCCAAGTGCAAAAAATTGAAGTCCATCCTGATTATAGAAGAAGAGGAATTGCTACACAAATGTATAAGGAATTACAAAAAAGAGCAGGGAATGAAGATATTTATTTTGAAGAATTGACAGGTGATGGAAAGAAATTACTTGAAAGTGTTGGGGAGATAACAAAAGTACAAGATATGTATTGGTCATATAAAAACCACAAACATGATAGGTATTGGGGAAGAATAAAATAAAAGGAGTGATATAGTGAAGTTAGAAGATTTTTTGCAAAAGACTTACAATTACAATCCTGAAATCAAAGATGAAATTAAGACATACATAGAACAATGGAAATCTTGGTATCAAGGAAACGTTAGGTCTTTTCATAATTATTTTATTTACAATGGTAAAAAGAAAGTAAACCAACACAGATTTACAATGAATATGGCAAAAGAGATAAGTGAGGACTGGTCTGACATCTTATGGAGTGAAAAATGCAAAATATCACTAAAGGATGATCAATCACAAGATGCATTTGATGAACTTGTAGACAGTTTAGATCTATACTCAATAATTAACCAAGCAATAGAAAAAAGTGGAGCATTAGGCACAGAAGCCATCGTAACAAGTGTATACGACTTGATAGAAAACGAGGATGGAATGTACTTAGATGTTTCAGAAGCCAAAACAAGAGTAGATGTAGTAGATGTAGATTGGATCTACCCACTAAGCTGGAATAACAAAGAAATAACAGAATGTGCATTTGGATCTGTAGAATACAAGAATAGTCAAAAGTATGTGGTATTGTCAGTACATAAAATAGCAGATGATGACAATTACCACATATACAATCACTTATTTAAAGACACAAATGGTACATTAAGTGAGATAACTGAGCAAGAAGATACAATGAAGGACTTTGATACAAAGTCAAACAAGAAATGGTTTAGTATATTTAAACCAATGCTAACAAATAACTTATTCAATAATAGCCCATACGGAATCCCACATTACGCAAATGCAATAGATAACCTAAAAACTGTCGACATAGCCTTTGATGCATTAAAACAAGAAATAAAAGACGGAAAAAGAAGAATATTCGCAAGAGCTGAATTATTTAATTACGATGACGGAATCCAAAGAATGGTATTCGATCCAGAAGATACATCAGTATACCAATTACCAAAAGGAGCAGGCAAAGACGATTTAATTCAAAGCGAAACCGATGACTTAAGAACAGACAAGATGATAGGAACATTAAATACTGCTCTAAACATACTTGGAAACAAAGTAGGATTTGGAGAGAATCATTACCATTTTGATGGCAGTAATTTGTCAACAGCAACAGCTGTCATAAGTAGCAATAGTAAACTATTTAGAAGAAAGAAAAAACTAGAAATAGGATACGAGAGTGCAATATATGACTTGGTAAATGCAATATGCTATGCATCAACACAATTCGGTCAATACAACATTAACACCGAAGATATGGTAGTACAATTTGATGATAGTATCATAGAAGATAAAGAAGCAGAATCAAATCGTGGCATGAGAGAAGTAAGTGCAGGATTATTAAGTAAAGTTGAATATCGTATGAAAGTATTTGGTGAAACTGAAGAAATAGCCAAAGAAAAGATACAAGAAATAGAAGATTCAGAACCTGATGTTGATGATCTGCTTGGAACTAAAAAAACAAAAAGCCAAGAAGAAAAAGAAGAAGGTGAAGAATAATGAAGTTAATAGTAAATCCACATAAAATAATTCTTGATAAAGAAGAAGCAGTAAATGAAAAAGAAATAAACATAAGCAAATGTACATTTGAATTTAGTGAAGAAATAGCAGAAGATTATGTTAAAGAAGCATACTTTACATTTAAAGGCAATGCTTATAAAAAAATAATAGTAAATGATGAGTGTGATATACCACAGGAAGTTCTAACAGAAGAAGGCACAGTTGAAGTTGGCGTTGTAGCATACTTAGTAGAAAATGAAACAGAAATAAAAAGATACAATCCAAGCCCTATATGGTTCAAGACAGATATGGGTTCATTAAGAACAGCACAGAATAGTCAGCCAATAACACCAAGTGAAATGGAACAATATGAACAAGCATTACAAGATGGATTGACAGAAGTAAATGAAAAGCTAGATGATGTTGATACTGCTATAACACAAGCAAATAACTTAAATATAGATGCAAATAAAGTTGATGCAACAACAACTATTACAATAACTAAAAAAGACGGAACAACAAAATCAGTTAATGTTTTAGATGGATTGCAAGGCCCACAAGGAGAGAGAGGACCACAAGGACTGCAAGGTATTCAAGGAGAACAAGGAATACAAGGAGAACGAGGTCCACAAGGTATTCAAGGCCCAACTGGTCAAACTGGTGCAACAGGCCCTGCAGGAAAAGATGGCAAAGATGGAATCAATGGAACTAATGGACAGGATGGTTATAGTCCAATAGCAAATGTAAGTAAAACAGGGAATACTGCAACAATACTCATTACTGATAAATTAGGAACTACAAGTACAACAATTAGTGATGGTGCAAATGGAACAAATGGGCAAGATGGTTTCAGTCCAAGTGCATCAGTATCTAAGAGTGGTAGTGTAGCAACAATAACAATTACAGATAAAAATAGTACAACAACCACCACAGTAAGTGATGGTACAAACGGACAGGATGGAGTTGGAGTACCAAGTGGTGGAACTCAAGGGCAAGTATTAGTAAAAAACAGTGGAACAGAT